TACAAAATATTACTTATATCGCCGATTTCCAAAAGCAGAAGAAGGGTTTATGACAGAAAAGAAAATTGCTCTTGTTAAAAATGAACATATTGGAAAATTAGCTTACGAATTAAGATTACATAAATGGTATATTATTTCAAAACATGCGGAAGAAAAAAATACAAGAACTAATATGAAAAAATTAGGTTGTTTATTTGAGGCATTTTTAGGTGCTCTATTTTTAGATGTTAATAAAATAACTATCAAAGACGAAGAAAAATGGTTTGAAAATATATTTGTAACAGGTCCAGGTTTTCAAATGGCACAAATTTTTGTTGAAAAAATTTTTGAACAACATGTTGATTGGACTAAATTAATTAATACAGATGATAACTATAAAAATCAATTACAAGTTATCATTCAAAAAGAATTTAAGATTACACCAGAATATCTTGAAATTTCTCATGATCAAGAATTAGGATATGAAATGGGTGTATATATTTGTATTGGACAATCTATTCATAATATTGATATAATAAGTGCTATTGATTTTAATAAGTTTAATAATTTCTCAAATATTCATAAATATTTGGAAGAACATGAGAAAGTATTAGTATTTTTAGGCAAAGGATTACATAAAATTAAAAAGAAAGCAGAACAAATTGCTTGTGATGAAGCTATTAAAAAAATTATGTAAGAAATATTATAAAATAAATATAATATTATTTTTTTTCTTTTATTTTGATAAAAGGTTTGGGACTATGACTTTCATGCATTTCATATTTTTTAATATTTTTATAATATTCTCCTACATTATCGGTAATTTTATAATTACCTTTTGAAAAAGCAATTACATCTTTTAACTGTTGTGAAAGCATAAAATTATAAAGATGACTATCTAAATTAATTTTATTCTTTTTAACTATTTGGGTAGACAATGTTCTAAAAAAATTCATAATTATATAATATTTAATTATATATAACTTTAAATATTATTTATAATTATTTTAGTCACAACCACTTTATATATTAAATAAATTAAAAATATAATAATAATATTAATAATTAATATATGTCTAAGGAATTATTAGAAAAATTAAAAGTAAAACCTATTCCTGAAAAAATACCAATAATAAATGTAGCTCTTAAAAAACCAGCTGAAAAACAAGATATTGAATTAAAAACAAAAGTAGTAGATAGACGAGATACTTCTAAAATAGATAGAGCTTTTATTTTAAATAAATTAAAAGATAAAGGAGATATACAAACGATCAAACCTTTAGAAAAAAAAGAAGAAACAAAAAAAGGATCAACTGAAAAAAAAGCACCAATTGAACCCCAACTAATTATTACAAAAAAGAAAAAAATTAAAAAACTTAAATTAGAAACCGATATTCCAGAAATAAAAGAAACTAAAGAGAGAAAAACTGTTATACCAACTGAGACTATTATTGAAGGTAAAGAAAGTTTATTAGAAATAGATGATATTAAAACTCGCTTACCTGAAAAAGAGAAAAAAGTTTTAATAAGAGCTTCGTCATATTATATGAATAATAGAGAATTATTTATTAACTTTATATCATCATTATTTGAACCTTATAAAGAAGAAATATCTAAAGATAAGGGTGTTATTTCTTGTGACTCAAAAAACGCAGAATTCTCTCTATTAACACATCAAAAAATAGTTAGAGATTATATTAATTTATATACACCATATAGAGGTGTATTATTGTTTCATGGTCTTGGTTCTGGAAAAACATGCTCTTCAATTGCTATTGCAGAAGGCATAAAAACAGAAAATCAAATAGTTGTTATGACCCCTGCTTCATTAAGAGTTAACTATATTGAAGAATTAAAGAAATGTGGTGATAAAATTTATAAAAAAAATCAATTTTGGGAATTTATTGATGTAAATAAATATCCTGAATTAGTAGAACCATTATCACAAGTATTATCTATACCTATTGAATATATTAAAAAACAAGGGGGTGCTTGGTTAGTTAATATTAAAAAACCAGCCAATTATGAATCTTTATCAACAACTGAAAAATTAAGTTTAGATTATCAAATTAATGAAATGATTAGAATTAAATATAGATTTATTAATTATAATGGTCTTAGAAAAAGTCATCTTGATCAATTAACTCAAGGTGGAACAATTAATCCATTTTCTAATAAAACTGTTATTGTTGATGAAGCACATAACTTTGTATCAAGAATTGTTAATAAAATGAGATCACCTTCATCGCTATCTATACAATTATATAATTTTTTAATGACTGCTGATAATTGTAGAATTGTTCTTTTAACAGGAACTCCTATTATTAACTATCCAAATGAAATTGCTATATTATTTAATATTTTAAGAGGTAAAATTAAAACATGGTATATTAAACTCTCTATCAATGATAAAAGAAAAATATCACAAGAAACCATTAATGATATGTTTAAATCTAATTTTGTTTTAAAAAATATAATAGATTATGTTAATTATAAACCTACTTCTACTACATTAGAAATAACTCGCAATCCATTTGGATTTTTAAATGAATATGATCCTAAAGATAACAAATATCAAGGGGTTAAAGTTGATGAAAGTGGTAATGTTGATGATGAAACATTAATGAGAGAATTAGTAAATACATTGAAAGATAATAATATAAGTGTTATTGCTAATTCAACAAGAGTTGAGTTATATGATGCTTTACCAGATAAATTAGATGATTTTGCTAAATATTTTATTGCTGAAGATAATAAAGTTAAAAATATGAATTTATTTAAGCGACGTATATTAGGTCTTACATCATATTTTCCTGATATTGATGCGCTTTTACCTGAATATAATAAGGGCAAGGATTTTATAGTTAAAAAAATACCCATGAGCGATTTCCAATTTGGAGTTTATGAAGAAGCACGTGTTCAAGAGCGTAAATTAGAACAAAGTAATTCTAAAAAACGTAAACAAGCTCAAGGAAAAGAAAATATTTATGAAGATGCTGTATCAACTTATCGTATTTTTTCAAGAGCATTTTGTAATTTTGTTTTTCCAAAACCAAATATAACTCGTCCTCTTCCTAGAGATGGCGAAGATTTATCAACTGTTATATTAGAGGAAGTAGCTAATGAAAATTTATTAGATGCTCATACACCAAATCCAGACGAATTTAATGCTGAAATAGAAAATGTTGAAAATGTTCAAGAAAAAGAAGGTGAATTAGTTAAAACAAAAAAAACAGATGAAACTGGATTAAAATACGAAGAGAGAATATTAAAAGCATTAGAAAAATTAGAAGAAAATGCTGATAAATATTTAACACCTGATGCTTTAGAAATTTATAGTCCAAAATTTTTAAATATATTAGAAAATTTACAAGATGAAAAACTAAAAGGGTTACATTTAGTATACAGTCAATTTAGAACATTAGAAGGTATTGGTATTTTATCATTAATATTAAAAGCAAATGGGTTTGCTGAATTTAAAATAGTAAAAACAGACAAATGGATAATTGATATTGATCCATCTGATTATGGAAAACCAAAATTTGTTTTATATACTGGCACTGAAACAGCTGAAGAAAAAGAATATATTAGAAATATATTTAACAGTAACTGGCAAAATATTCCTAACTCATTGAGAGAAGACCTAGAAAAAATATCTTCTAATAACTATTATGGTGAAATTATCAAAACTATTATGATTACCGCTTCAGGAGCTGAAGGTATCTCTTTAGAAAATGTTAGATATGTTCATATTACAGAACCTTATTGGCATCCTGTTAGAACGCAACAAGTAATTGGTAGAGCGCGTCGGATTTGTAGTCATAAAAATCTAGAAAAAGAGTTACAAACTGTAAAGGTTTTCATGTATTTAATGACATTTTCACAAGAACAATTAGATAGTGATCGTTCTATTGAATTACGATTAAAAGACAAGAGTAAAAAAGATGGTGTTACACCACTAACTAGTGATGAAGCACTATATGAAATATCAAATATTAAAGAAGAAATTAATAGAGAATTATTAGTTGCTATAAAAGAATCATCTATTGATTGTTCTATTCATACATCTGGTGAAAATAAAGAAGGATTACAATGTTTTACATTTACAAGTGGTGATCCTGATAAATTTGCTTTTACTCCATCTATTAATGATGAAGAAAGTGATTCTATAGGTGATGTTAATAAACAAGAAATAAAATGGAAAGCGGTTAAAGTTACTATTGAAGGAATAGCATATGCTCTTAATAAAGAAACAGGAGAAGTATATGATTTAGATAGTTATAAACGTAAAAATCCTATATTAGTAGGAAATTTGGAAATTGAAAACGGTAAATATAAATTCAAACGTATATAAATATAATAATTTGCTAGAAAAATTATATTTATAATTATAATATTGGTATTACTCTTGATAAAATTTTTTCAGATCTTCTTTTTAAAAATTTACCTCTCTTGTAACATTTTTTTGTATTTAATCTTTTTTTCATCAATATTTCTTTTTCATCAATATTTCTTTTTCATCAATATTAAATTTCTTTAAATTTGAAAAACGCAATCCATATATGTATAAATTATTTATACTATGTAATCGCTTTTTCAAACAATTATCTACTTGACCTACTTTTGTTCTTATTTTAATACCTTCTGGAAATACTATTTTTATAGCTCCAATTCTACCAACACCAGACAAAGTAACATATTTATCTTTTTCAATTTCAGCAACTACTTCTGAATTTATTGACGCGTTAAAAAAATACAAAAATGTAAAATCAATTTTGATGGTCTTACTTTTTCTTCTTCTCTTTTTTTGATGAAGAAGTGAAAGACGAAATTTTATTTTTTCTTAAAAATTCTATACGTTTCTTCAATTTTTCTAATGCCGGTCCTCTATCTATAGAATGTAATAAATTTACATCTTTACTGTTTACGATTTCTATTTTTGATGTCGAATGATTTTTTATATAATTACTAGCCTCTCCAGTTGTTCTTATCATTAATAATGTTAAAGGTTCTAAATTTCTTGATATCTCTGGAAGTTTTTCAAACCAATAACCTATTTTACTAACATTTCCTGCTTTTTTTGTTCTTCCATTTTTTATTGACATATATATATTAATGTGTCAAAAATATTTTTTCCATTATTTTTTTTTGATTTGTTAGAATAACTTCTTGATTATTTAAAATTTTTTTTAATAAATCCATAATATTATTGTTTGTATATACTATCTGAGAATTATATCTATCATTTTCATATTCTTCATCTTCATTGAATGAAACAACCTTATTATTTTTTTCAATAACATTACTTTTTGATAAGTTTTTAAAAAAATCATTTGTTAATTTTTTTACTGGTTTAATTTCTTTGTTATTTTTTTTAAATTCATCACTTATCATTATATTTATATTATCTTTCTCTACAGTTGTTTCTTTTATATCATTAATTTTATTATTATCCTCATTATTTATTTCCTTTTTTTCTATTTCATCTTTTTTTATTGGTGGAGATGGAATAATATTATTTATTTCTATTTCTCTCTCCGCAATCATTTTATTTAACATCGAATTTATACTACTCTCTTTTAATGGTTCATCTATTTTTTCTGTAAAATCTATTTCTGCTGGTGAGGGACGTTTTATTAATTCAATAAATTCTTTCTCTTTTTCTTTTAAATCCTTATCCATTTTTATTTGAACTTCTTCCAATGGTCTAGTTACATGTCTAGAATTTTCTTTGTATTGCTCTAGATATTTAACTATTTCTGTTAAAAGTAATTTATTTTTACTAGTCAAGTCTAATTCTCTCTTTGTGCTAATTACATTTACTATTTTATCAAAATCACCTTTTATATTATTAATATATCTATTACTTATATTGTTAAATGCTCCCTGTTCATATAATAATTGCCACATCATTCCTTTATTTTCATTACTTGAAAAATCACTCATATAAATATATTAAAAATCGTATAATATATTTATATTTATTACTAATTAAAATATATTTTTCTTAATTCTTCTACATCTTTATCTGGTATTCTTTTACTATTAAATTCTCTTGGAGATTTATTTGTTGTTATCATTTGATTTAAAAAATATAAAGAATACATTCCACATTCTGTATTAGAATATTGATGTTCTTTTCTATTAAAATATGTGGTGAAATCTATATTTATTTCACTTCCTTGTTTTTCTATTCTCTCTATTAGACTCATTATTTCTCTCGGAACTTTATCTCCATTACTATCAAAATAAAATATAAATTTTCTTTTAATATCAATAAATAA